ATGGTTCAATACGCAAGAGCTGACTCTGTTTACATCGCAACAACTCCTGACTACTTAATGTATACTCCAGATGGAACTAACTCTTTAGATATTATTTATCCACAAGAGGCGGTTGACAACTTAGATAATACAGGAATAGACTCAAACTATACAGCAACTTATTACCCATGGATTTTGGTAAGAGATACTGTTAATAATACACAAATCTACTTACCTCCAACAGGTGAAGTTTGTAGAAACTTAGCGTTGACTGATAACATTGCATTCCCTTGGTTCGCATCAGCGGGTTACACAAGAGGTCTTGTAAATTCAATCAAGGCGAGAGTTAAGTTGACTCAAGAAGATAGAGATACTCTTTATCAAGGTAGAATCAACCCAATCGCAACATTCGCAGACGTTGGTACAGTAATTTGGGGTAACAAAACATTACAAGTAGCTGATTCAGCGTTGAACAGATTGAACGTAAGAAGATTGTTATTACAAGCTCGTAAATTAATTTCAGCGGTAGCGGTAAGATTATTGTTTGAACAAAACGACCAAATCGTTAGACAACAATTCTTGGATAGTGTTAACCCTATTTTAGATTCAATCAGAAGAGACAGAGGTTTATACGATTTCCGTGTAACAGTTTCTTCAACACCTGAAGACTTAGATAGAAACACTTTAACAGGTAAAATCTACTTAAAACCTACGAAGGCATTAGAATTCATCGACATTGAATTCTTCATCACTCCAACAGGAGCTTCGTTTGAAAATATCTAATAAAAATTATGGGGGGAGTTAAATCCCCCCTTTAGCCAAATGAGAGAAAAATTAATAGAGGGGTTTAAGGATAAGGGTTCACCAGACATGAAATATTATGCGTTTGATTGGGACGATAATATTGTACACATGCCAACAAAAATCATTGTTAAAACAGAAGACGGTGATGAAGTAGGTATGTCAACTGATGACTTTGCGGAACATAGACACCATTTAGGTAAGAAACCTTTTGAATATAAGGGTAAGAAAATTGTGGGGTTTGCAGAAGACCCATTTAGAAACTTTAGAACTGAGGGAGACAAAGATTTTTTAATTGACTCAATGAGAGCCAAAGAAGGACCAGCGTTTGATGATTTTAGAGAAGCAATTAATAATGGTTCAATATTTTCAATTATTACTGCAAGAGGACATAATCCGAATACTTTAAAGCAAGCCGTTTATAACTACATTATAAATGATTATAATGGGATAAACAAAGAAGAACTTATTAAAAATCTTAAAAAATTTAGGTCGTTTACTGATGAGGATGAAATGAGTGATGATGAATTAATCAAGTCATATTTAGAACTTAATAAGTACCACCCCGTTTCTTTTGGTGATGAAAAAGGAGCCCAAAATCCTGAAGAGGCGAAGGTCCGTGCAATGGATGATTTTGTGAGTTATATTAAAGGAATGGCCGCAGTATTAAACAAAAAGGCTTTTTTAAAGAATGATGTTAATAATAACTTTATTCCTAAAGAACCATCAATAGGCTTTTCAGACGATGACCCAAAGAATATAGAAGTAATGAAAAAACATTTTAAAGATAAACCAGATAATATAGTAAGAACATATTCTACAACTGGAGGCGTTAAAAAAGAAGTCTAGTTAAGAATACAATTTTTAAAAATTTAAGTAAATAGAAAAATTTTTGAAAGAGGATATATTTATCGTTATAAACATAGAAACAAAATTTAAATAATATGGCTGATTTACTGATGAAAATGCCGATTCCTTATGAACCGAAACGTCAAAACCGATTCATTGTAAGGTTTCCATCGAGTTTAGGAATTAATGAGTGGTTTGTAGAATCTGCATCTAGACCGCATATCACAATTACACCGACAGAAATACCATTCTTGAACACCTCAACTTTTGTTGCAGGTAGATTCAACTGGCAAACAATTAACGTAGTCTTTAGAGACCCAATTGGTCCTTCTGCGTCACAAGCTCTTATGGAGTGGGTACGTTTACATGCAGAATCAGTAACAGGTCGTATGGGATACGCTGCTGGTTATAAGAAAGACATTGACCTTGAGATGTTAGACCCAACAGGAGTTGTTGTTGAGAAGTGGATTCTTTATGGAACATTCTTGACAGATGTTAACTTCAACGCATTGGCCTACAATACAGATGCTTTAGCGACAATCGCAGCAACTTTAAGAATGGATAGATGTGTGTTAGTTTACTAATACTATTTATAAAAAATTTAGAACTATTATATTTAACCGTAAAGCACATAAACTTTACGGTTAATTTTTTATATGGATAATCAATCAAAAGAATACGGACAGGCAAATTTCTCCCTTCCCCATGACGTGGTGCCATTACCATCTCAAGGTATATTCTACAAAAACAAAAAGAAATCAGTCAAAGTCGGTTATCTTACCGCCAATGACGAGAACTTATTAATGGCAGGTGGTGAAGATATGACACCAAATCTTTTAAGAACTAAAATTTACGAACCAGACTTACGAGTTGAGGAGATGTTAGAAGGTGATGTTGAAGCCATCTTAATCTTTTTAAGAAACACGGCATTTGGACCTGAGATGGAAATTACCTTAACTGACACAGAAACAAGAAAACCATTTAAGACAACTGTATTAATGGACCAATTAACAATTTTACAAGGACAAACTCCAAATGAAGATGGTACGTTTATTACAACTTTACCAAAATCACAAACAACGGTTAAGTTAAAACCAATGACTTATGGTGAAATTTTAGAAAACCAAAGAATTGTTGACTCATATCCTGTAGGTAGAGTGGCACCAAAAATTACATTAAGACTTCAAAAAGAAATTGTTGAAGCAAACGGTTCAACCGATAAAGGCGAAATCGCCAAATTTATAGAGCAGATGCCAATTGCGGATTCAAAATTCATAAGAAACTTTATGAATGAGAATGAGCCAAGATTGGATATGACAAGAGTAGTAATGACCCCATCAGGAGATAGATTGACAGTTAATGTTGGTTTTGGGGTGGACTTTTTTCGTCCTTTCTTCTAACTATAGGAAAACTCAGCTCGATGAGTATTATTATTTATCGACATTATTAAACATATCGTATCAGGATTTTCTAATTATGCCGCTCTTTATGAGAAAGTATTTATTAGATAAATGGATTGAAGACAATAAAAAGGACTGAAAAATCAGTCCTTTTGTATTTATATAATATCTAACACAGTTATTACATGGCAAACGGAAATACAAATACCCCAAAAGGAGTTGGAGACGAACTAAAGGAAGCGTTTAAGTTACCATCAGCAGCAGAATTTGCTGAAGCATATCTTGGAATAAGTGAAGGTTCGGCCAAAATCAACAAAGCTTTTGGACAAACAAGACAAAGAATTGTTGAGATTCAAACTGCTATTGCAGATACATCTCCTGGTATTGCTCGTTTAGGGGGTAATGTTAATGATGTTACTAATACAATTAGTGAACTTGCTCAAGCTTCTAGAAGAAATGTTATCGCTAATACTGAAGACGTTGACAAAATGTTTGCCGCTCAAAAAATATTGGGGGGCAGTATTAAAGGTATCGCTGACTCATTTTTAAATGTTGGTGTTGGAATCTCACAAATCCCCAAAGAATTAGAAAAGGCAATTACATACGTCCAAAGTATTGGTGGAAATACCGAAAAGGTAATGAGTGATGTTCAAGACAATATGGAACAAATGAACCGTTTCCAATTTGAAGGAGGCGTTCAAGGTTTAACCAAGATGGCAGCTCAAGCTTCAATGTTAAGGTTTGATATGTCGGAAACATTTAGATTTGCAGACAAAGTGTTAGACCCTGAGGGGGCTATTAACATGGCGTCAGCATTTCAAAGACTAGGAGTTTCGGCTGGAGCTCTTGCAGACCCATTCCAATTGATGAATCAATCAATTAATGACCCATCAGGTTTACAAACTAGTTTGGCAAATGTTGCAAAACAATTCACTGAATTTGATGAAAAAACAAAAACATTTAAGATAAATCCTCAAGGTGTATTAACACTTAGAGAAATGGAAAAAGAAGCTGGTCTTTCTACAGGGTCATTATCTAAAATGGGATTAGCTGCTGCGGAATTAGAT